ATAATATCTCCTGTATCGTTGATCTTATTAGTTACAGCAAGGCCCTGAGTTCCGGCACCGTTATAAGCAGCGTGGGCAGCGACGGCACCAGACATATTATATTATTTAATAATATAAAAGAAAATAATTTTAAATTAAATACGTATTAATTAATTTAAAATTATTTATTAATTTATTAATTTATTTATTACAATTAATTTATTTATTACAATTAATACATAGAAATAGATGCTGCACCATTTGCGTATAATGCGGTTGTACACCCAACCGCCGTAACGCTAGTTTTTCTAGTTACACCGGGTACATTGCCATTGACTTTTATGATTAATCTTATATTATCAAATCGGTTTAATGGTACCGATGAACCACTGTATGCAGTAGATGCTAGTGGAAAAATAAAATAGTTCTTAGCATCGCTTCCGATGCTGTTTTCTGAATAATTCGAAAAAAGTCCCATAGAAGGGCCTGTAACTCTCAATAATGAAAACGGAATTTCTCCAGAGTATGAAGACGAGTTTAATAGTAATTCAACCGTATCTAATCTATAAAAAGGGTGTTCAGTTACTATTACTAAATGGGAGGCATATATAGAAAAATGATCTAATGTAATAGTTATAGTTCTATCTGTAGCTAACGATTCGATAACAGCATTTTGAGTTACTTTAATTCTTTTAGCAATACGTGTAGATGATAATTGTTGACGTTCTGATTCACACATTACTATATTTTTAGAAAAAAGCCTAACCTTAAACGAATTACAGCTAGCATCTACATCAGTTGACGCATTTGTTGAAACGTTAATTCTTACCTGTTGGTTGGGTGCAGCTGCCATCAAGTATCCATCTTCCGTCTGTTCGGAAAAAAGTTCAAGATCAGACGCAATAGTTTTTGTGAGCATTTTAAGTGGAATATTTGCTACATAAGTTTCCGCCTCATCCTTAACTGCGTCTACCTCTGGAGTAAAACGTGCATTATCTGAGTCAGCGCCAGAATAATGTCCTCTAAGTTGAAAATGTACATTAGAATAATTACCTTCTGGCACCTCAGAATGGTATAAAGCCAAAATATCATCATTTTCCAAAGTCTGCCAAATTTGGGTACCCACAATAAATTCTATTCTAGAAATACCATTTAATAAATCATTACCACCAGCTTTGAAAGGCTGAGTATCGGCAGTGAGGGTGGTTGTCCTAGTTATAACAGCTGATACTTCTAGAATTAAGTCCCCTATACAATCTACGTCGTTATTAATATCGAAACTAATTATATTTCTAGACCCACCTCCGGATGTTCCCTGAGAAGGTACTTCCACAAAATTAGAGCCGTGAAGAAGCTGTCTTGTTGTATCATTTTTATTCCAAAAAACAGACATTACGTCTCCGGTGTCGTTAATTTTATTAGTTACAGCAAGACCCTGAGTTCCGGTACCGTTATAAGCAGCGTGGGCAGCGACGGCACCAGACATATTATATTATTTAATAATATAAAAGAAAATAATTTTAAATTAAATACGTATTAATTAATTTAAAATTATTTATTAATTTATTAATTTATTTATTTATTACATTTAATACATAGAAATAGATGCCGCCCCTTGTTTGTAAAGCGCGGTAGTTTCCCCGACACATGTAGCAGAGACTTTTCTAATGATTGCTTTGGTACCCGCAACTGTTTCTGGTGTATGTAATTTTAGAGATAATCTTATATTATCAAACCTATTGAGAGGAACTCCAGAACCCGAATAAGCTTTATTTGCTAATGGAAATACATAAACTATAGTTCTAGTATGTGGATCAGTTCTAGAAAAGAAGTTATTAACGTAAAGACCCATAGATTCTGGTAGAGGACCGGCCATCATACCACCTGTTAAAGTTCCGCAAAATGATGTAGAATTTAATTTTAAATCTGCGCTAAGCAATGATGTACATTCATCGTGTAAGGTCGCATCCATTTTGTAAGAATCATTTTTTTTATACTCGGTATTATCGAAAATCTGAATTATTAGATGAGAAGCGTATAGGGAAAAGTGATCACAATCCAATTCTATACTTGTTACCGACGTACCCGAGGCGGCTGGTAGGATTGAATCTCGATATTGTGTAAGTTTCAATCTTTTTGCAATCCCCCCCGGTATACTTCTTATTTTTTCACGTTCTTCGTTACACATAATCATATGTTTCCCGAACAAACGCACCTCCATTCTGTCGTCAGCATCGCTTGCGCTAATCATTTTGTTAGTGACCATAACGGAAGTTTTATTTGTATAAATTTTAATTTTAACGGTCTGGTTTGGAGCCGCAGCTGTTAAAAACCCTGATTCAGAAATATTTGAATAATTGTTTAACATCGGTCCCAAATTTCTAGTTAACAAAGGAAGTCTAAAAGAAAAATTACGCACTTCGTCAGCTGCTGTTTCAAAATCGGTGTCTGTTGGGCCACCGATGTTGGCGGTGGCAGCCGCAACTCCACCGTTTGCGTCGAAAAAGCCGCCAGCTGATAATATAAATTTTTCATAACCACCCTCTGATAGCTCTGTAGTATTCAATCCTAATATATCGGCAAATTCAAGTGTCTGCCAAATTTGCGTACCACATTGAAATTCGATACGTTCAAATAAATTTAAAAGTCCATATTCTTTTGATATTTCAGTTACGGCACCAAATGTAAGTTTAACATGAACATACAAATCTCCTATTACATCCATATCACTATTCATTGTAAATGTCATAGAACTACCAGGTTGGTCAGTGTTTCCGCCGGATGATGGAATTTCTATAAGCGCACAACCGTGTAATAACTGCTTAGTGGTTTTATCTTTAGTCCAAAAAACGGACATAATATCTCCTGTATCGTTGATCTTATTAGTTACAGCAAGACCCTGTGTACCCGATCCATTATATGAAGCGTGGGCAGCAGTTGCTCCAGACATATTATATTATTTAATAATATAAAAGAAAATAATTTTAAATTAAATACGTATTTAATTTAAAATTATTTAAAATTTATAAAAATATTACACATTTACATTTACATTTACATTTACACAATTACTTAAATATAGGAAAATGAAATTGTATTATTGTTAATAATCTGCAGTGTTGTACCGCACGCACACACGCTAATTGTAGCATCTCTCATCGACCTTTCGTCGTATATGCCGATAGTAGTTACGGCTGTTGCAGTATTATCGCTGCCAGATGTAAGAGCTGTAAAGGCTGTACGATTAAAAAACTTATTTCTTACATTCAATATTAATTTTTTATTTTTAATTCTAGAAAATGGTATTCCAGAACCACTAAAAGCTTTGTCTGCTAATTTTATTATATAAAAATGTTGTTCAGTATTTTGTAAATTAAATTCTACTTGATTCGAAGATAAAGCCGAACATGGAATTGCTCCAGTTGTTTCATTACCTAAAACAAGTTCAGCAGAACTCAACCATTTATCGAACACTCCTAAAACATCTGGATTAAATATAGTAGAACTGCTTATGTTTGAGTCGATACTCGCTTTACCCCACGTACTACTTAATTTATTATCGCCCGATACATATTTAGATGCTGCTTTTAAAGTAACTGGAGTTATAGCAACACTAGCGGCACCGTCAGCTGTTGAATTTAAAAATTGAGACGGCTTTACTAACGCAGTATTTGTTGTAGAATCTGACTGGTTAAATATATTAACATTTAAACAGAACATTATATGAGTTACATTTAAATCTATATTATCTAAATCTACATTTATAGCAGTTATACCGTCGTCCTGTTTTATATATTTATTTGTAATTTGAGTTATTCGAATCCCGGTAGAGGTGTTTATTACTCTATTGATTATATTTTGTTTAATAAAATTTTTTTCGGTATCGGTTATAATATGAGTTAATATACATAATTTGGTCGATAAATTCGTATTTGCACCCGCTCGCAGATTGACGAGCGTGGCGCCCGTCCCCGAGGTGTTCGTGATGGCGCCTTTTGTTTGTAAAAGAGGAATAATATCTGTACCGGGTCCAGTAACTACACTCTCGCTGCCGAATATATTATAATTTACCGTAACTGTTAAATTTTTTGTAAAAGATCCAGTTTGAAGAAAACTTCTATCCTTGTCTAAACTTTTACCTATAAAAGGTATAGAGAGTGAAAAACTTATAGTCTCAGCGGCAGTTGTACTGTGACCTATTATACTTCCGGTGTCTACATACGAAGCGTCTATTATTTTTTTAAATGAGTTTTCTTGAGAAATTAAATTTCCAGTTTCAGAATAATTTCTCATATATATATCACCTGGATATATAGTCTGAATTACAAGACCGCCTAGTTTAATTTCTACAGTATCGATAATATCTAAAAGAAAAGTTTTGGAATAATATA